GTGGTTAACTGTTCGGCCAATGTCATCTGTCCAAGACATGACATGGACTTTGGTCATCTCGTCTAAAAGACCATCGGTCTCAATGTCGAATATAATCATCTATTTTTTCTCCTTCCACGCACCTTCTTCACAGAAGAGTCCGCAATCTACATCATAATTCTTCATCGGGTGACCCTTGGCGTTAGGGTCTAGCTCACTTAGCTTTAAGCGTTTGCTTTTAACTACAACGAGCTTTGCGCCAATCTTTTCTGACTGCTCTAACCTGCGCTGAAATACGTCAGGATAATTAACACGTAACCAGTTCCAGTAAGTAGGCGACCCTACCTTAACACAACCTAAGCAATTAGCATTCGGTAATCCGTTTAGGTAAAGTTCTGGTAACTTAAGACCTGCGTTATTGATTACGTCAAAGCAATCTTGTTTCGTATAACCCTCCTCAATTAGTGGTGTAAGTAAAGTCTCACGTTCTGTAAGACGAAAACGGTCGGCTCTACCTTGTTCTTCTGCAGTAAAGCCTAAGACTGTCCAGTCAGGATGGTTGTCACGTTCCCATCGTTGACGTGGCACTTTCTTTAAAGCCCTTGTACACGAGGCTCCTACTGGCCCTGACATGTAACGCTCATGCTCCCATACGTCTTCACACGACTGTGTAGGGAACCTGTGAGAAATAATATGCTCTATCTTTACGTCAAGCCACTTCTCCACATCACGTAAGAACCTTTGGTTGTCTTCACCCTCCTCTACGATAGGGTTGTTCAGTATGGATATCTTATTGTTCTTACCATACTTTTCTAAGGTTAACTTTGCAGCTACTGCTGATGCAGCACCACAAGAAAACCAGACTGCAATATGTTTACCTTGCATTAGACAACCTCTCGTAATGTAAATGTGTCATAGTTAAACTTCATCTTACCTGCCTGTCCCTCTTGTGAACACGGGCGGTTCTTCTCGACCCTGATGTAAGTCGTATTCTTTTCTTCTACTGTGTCAGCTTGTTTGTCACGGTTGAGGTCAATAATAACTGACGCACGTTGACCAATCATCTTACAGTACTTTGGATCACCGTTCTCATTGGTGTGAGCGATTGTGACAATACCTACGTTAAGGTCTGCCGCCATCTTTGACAGGCGAACTGATAGATCAGCTAACTGCTGCTCTTTGCTCTCGTCTGTGCTACCAGTGACTACATCTTGGATAGGCTCGAAGAATACAAACTTACAACCACAAGCCTGACTGAAGAATCTGATCTGGTCGCATAGCTCATCTGCACCTTGCCCATCTTCCAAGAAGAACTGATACAGGTTACCATCCTTGGTTAGGTCTTCGATAGCTTTCTCTACTATACCCTCTGCCATCTTCTGTTGGATTAGGTCACGGCGTGTGAGGTTATCGTTTGCTTGATACGACACAAGACCTAAGACTGACCGTAGCTTTGTTTCTTCTAGGTGCCAAGTAGCAATAGGTACATCTTGCTTCAACATCTGGAACTCTAGGAAGCGCATGATCTCTGTCTTACCGATACCTGTAGGTGCTTTAATTACAGTAAAGTGACCTTGCATAAGACCAAGTATCTTAGCATCTAGCTCGTTAATTCCTGTGGGTACATACTGGAACTCAGGCGTATCATTATACAACTGCATAAACTGCTCTGTCGTATTAAGTACGTTATCTGGTGTATACTTCTTAGCATTGTACCATGCTTGCTTAAACTCGTTCTGCGCACGGTTTGTTAGGAAGTCGTTAGCGTCTTTGTACTTACCATGAGGGACACGGTAGACCTTGTTGGGAAACAACTTGGCTACTTTGTCTGCGATAGCGTTACCAGCCTCATCGTTGTCAAACGACAGAACTAGCTTATCAAAGCTATCTAGATATGGCTTACACTTCTCCCAAATTGCCTTGGCGGGAGTAGCACTAGGCATAGATACTACAGGATATAAACGACTAGAATCCAAGTCGGTTAACATCTGGTAAACAGATAGTGCGTCAAGTTCACCCTCTGTGATTGTAAGTACCTTAGAGCAACCTGCGGTAAACTTATCCATACCGAAGAACTCATCGGTAGTAAAACCTTTTGTAGTGCGAAAGTCCTTCTCCTTCAGGTTACGCATCTTACGACCACCAGAAGGATATGTGTAAGTCTGGTAGGACTTATCTGACGTTGTAGTCACATCATACTTTTCCATTGTACGAACTGACAATCCACGCATGGACATATACTTTCCACTGGTAGTATAATCACTAATTTCCACTATGGGGGCATCCTGTATAGATGGTAGTGACTGACCCTCTGCTAGTGGGTACTTCTCTTGTGACCAACTGAATACAGTTTTCTTTGACGGGTAGCTTTCGTTACAGGAGAAGCATTTACCAAAGCCTCTAGTATTGTAGCTGAAAGCATCAGACGAACCACAATCCACAAAAGGACATGGTTGTTGAGTAATATTAGTGTGGGTCATACTTACTCCTTTTATTTATCGGGCAGACCTAAACCATAGACTTTTCGGAAGAGGAACAAAAGTATATAGGCACCTAAATGACCCTTTTGTTCCTCCCCAAAATAGAAATAGATTTACTGTTGTAATGTTGCAACAATATCTCTAACTTTGGCTATTAGTTTAGCCTCTCGCTTAACAATGGCAGAGTGAGTCTTGAGGCCAAAGAACTCTGCGACCTCCTCATCTGTCATGTCTTCCTCATACCTCATGTACAGCAACGTCTGTTCATCAGAGGTAAGTTCTTTATCTAATAGCTCGTCCAACTTCCGCCAGAACTCTAGCTTTACATAAGTATCTTCTGAGGATGGCTCAGACTTACCTGCATCCTCACCACTGACCTGCTCTGACTTCAGAACGCTCCTGAGGTGTTCTACAGCTAGGTCTGTCCATGTATGCTGTACATTAGTAAGATTAGCATCAGCGTCCCTCACGAGCCGCCTGACAACATCTGATTTAGGTACCGTAAATGGTAAGCAGTCTATGTTTAGATAGTCGTGCATACGCTTACGGGCAGCTACAAATAATTGTATATCTTCAGTTGCAGGTTTCTCTGCTAACATCTCGTAGATTGCTAACAGACCCTCTTGACGTAAGTCCTCGAAGTGATCTGGTCGTTTAAACCTACGGGCTAAATATTCACACATTCTTATGAAGTGCTTTGCTTGTTCGTCTCTATCTATGACCATTAGTCATTCTCCATCAATGCTGCCCAAGATATAGGGTACAGTTTCATCATTTCACCATAAATTTGACTTGCGACAAGTTGTGTCTCAAACTGAGTGTCCTTGGCGCAACGTAGTTTACACATGTCAGCAAACGCATCTAGGCTACCAGACCAATACCATGAGGTCATCATGTTCTGCGGTAGTATAGATCGTGCCTGTTCTGGGGCGACCCCTTCCTTAATCATAAGGTCATATGTCGTTAATGCATTACGAAGTGTCGCATTGAACATCATTTCAGCTTCTAGGCTAATTTCCATCGGCCCCCCTGATCCCTGTTTAGAGTTTTCAGGTTTCTCTCGCCAATATGGTTCGTAGAATGCAGGTTCATAATTCACGTAACGACGACTGATCTCATTCCAACGTAGGAACTTATGCTTTACCAACTGCCTAGCCACAAAAACTGGGGCATCTACACGAAAGCTAGAGAAAGCATGACCAAAAGGTGAGGTATGCTTGTGTCTAGCAAGGTAGTTGATTAGCTTTATATCCCTAGCGGATAAGGTTTTATAGTCACCTGTATGAATGTGACCTGCATAATCAGAGGTTCGATCATACGAAACTCTAGCTGCATTAACTACAGACAGGTCATCACCCATGTGATCTATTAGTTTTACTTTGATGTTTTCCATTAGAATAACAACTCTCCATTTTCATCGTAGGGGCTACGGTAATAGCCCAGCTTCATACATTCCCTACGAGGGTCTAGAACTTCCTCTAGCTCCTGTAATTTCGTCGGGGGAAGTATACCTAGCTCAAGTAGGCTACTTTCCAAGTGGGGCGGTATAGAACACATGTGATCCATGTTTCGCTGTTTCCTTATACAGGTCTGCCCAATAGGGCTTGACGTAGGTTGCGTGGTAGTGGGTAGCACCATATGTAACATCTGGCACTGTACCATTCAAGACATCGTATGCAACTAATGTTGCCAATGCCCATGCTCTTGGTTCTGTGGGAGTATCAGACTTTCCATCGCAGTACCACGAGAATTGACACTTGTGCTTACCCTTTTCGTATCCTTGTTTGACTACATCACAAACATTGTTAGGGTGCCTATCGGACATTACACGGTTCATTACCACATGAGCTACCGCATACTGTCCGATCATAGTGTCACTACGTGCCTCGTGATAAACATTCATCGCAAGGCACATAAGAACTGAGTTAAGCATTATTCCTCATCTCCATAATCATCGTCATCGTAGCAGTGGCCGTAAGGAGCTTCTTCACGACCCTCCATGTAGGCAGAGAACGCCTCTTTCGAGTATCCTGACAAATCGCTACTGCGACCATAGTAGGCATCTTTAGCACCCTTCTCGAATGCTTCTTCCATTTGATCCATAAACAAGTCTTTCATGCGTCCCATTAAAAGGCACCTCCATTGTAATAGTTATAATCGCGAATATCATCAATCGCCTCACACAAGTCACTATATGAGAATCCCATAGATGTCAACAGTGCTGCAACACTTTTTGGGTAGTTAACAACAAGTTGCTCTACATCATAGTCATCGTAGTTGATGTCAGAGTCTACAGGTCTGCGGTCGATGATAAGGTTAGACATGTCAGCACATATAAATGCATCTGCAACACGCTCTAGGAATACTAGGTCTTGCTGCTCTGCTTTGGTATGCTGATCGAAGTAACCAACAGAAACATTGGTACACTCTGGGATAAGGTGAGCATACTCGTTGCTGTCGGTATAAGAGCCAGTGTTGTCTGGGGTATAGCCAAGGTCAACAGCACGTTCTAGCGAACGGGCAAAGTCTTCTGAGCATGTACGAGAACCCATCTGGTGCGTAATGACAGAGCCATAACCCTTGCGGTCAAACGAGATAGCTGCGTCAATACCATGAACAACATCTGGTGTATGTGTGGCAATGTAGCTAGAGCCTTTGCAACCGATCTCTTCTGCGGCATGTACGATGTACAAACCTTCTACACCTGCGTCGATCATACGCAGCATGATGTAGATGCCAGAGGTACAGTCAGCACCTAGACAGTCAGTGCCAGTGGTTGCAGCAAACTCTGTACGAACCACAACTTTCTGACGACCAGAGGACGCATGTACAGTGTCATGGTGAGACATGTAAGCAATGCGTGGGTTGTCACCGATGCGTAGGATATAGTTACCCTTGGCATCTGGCTTGCCGAACACTGGTTCTAAGAAACGACGACAGAATTTGGTTTGTGAACGAGAGCCTTCTGGTCGCCTGTAAGAAAGCATCTCGATAAAAGTGCTAGTATCGTAAGTCATATAATCTCCTGTAATTTTCTTCTGTATACACATTTCTACTGCGGGGGTCAAGCCTACTTGATCTCCACCACAGCATTTTCGCTGAAACACTTCCAGCTTTCTTCTGCTACAGAATAGATAGGGATAAGACCATTGTTTTTCAAGGTCTGGCTTACTGCAGCTCCCTTTGCATTGCCTACGATCTTAGACGTAGGTTTAAACAGGCCGTTGATTGTACGCTCAGTACCGTCCTTCTTGATGAAGGTAACTGTGGCAAACTGTGTGCCTTTAGCTGCTACAACCTGACGAACTGTTTCTGCTGCTAGTGTATTAGTCATTTGGTTTTCCTTTCATAATTTCCACTGTAGGGGTCTGACGAATCATTACCATATTTCCACTGGTGGGGTCAACTCTTAATTTCCACTGGAGGGGTATGTCCTTATTTCCACTGGAGGGGGTAGCTTGGACAAAAGTTAGTGATTCGCTATCCGAATGTGCTGTCAAGTGGGTAAAAGTAGGGGTTGACAACTTTTTTGGGTAGGTCGCTACCGATTCGTATTGATTCTGTATACTAAAGGATAGGTCAATAGTCCGTAAGGATAGTTGACAAGGGTTTTTCGGGTATATACCGATTCGGGTAATGATTCGTATATCCGAATGTTCCGTCAATGGCACAAAAGGATAGTTGACAAGGAGTTTTGGATAGTGTGGCTTAAATACTACATGATTCGCATGAATTTGCGATTGACTCGATTCAACGCTTGCAGAATCGCTTGCAATGTTGCAGCCGATTGATTCGGTATTAAAATTTGGGAGTGTTTTTCATATCAACATATTATGTTTATTGCATATGTTAAAGAATAGTTCAACCGTTAAACTATACATCATAAAGGATAGGTGCAATTTACCCTAAAGGATAGGTTTGTCAGGACTCGATAAAACAAGAAAAACCCATAATTATACCTTGTTTTTATCCCGTAGCGGGTGCATATAATAATGTATCAACTTTATGGAGGATTCACATGTTGGTATTTTTTGGAATATTCTTCATCGCAGTAGCGATTGTCACTATCTTAATTGAGGGAGTCTGATCCGATGGAAAGTAACGCAAAAAAAGTAAATGAAATTATCGCGGGTTTTTTCGCGGGTGTTGTACCATGTGATCAAAATGCATGGTCATTACTACACGGTAAAATGGAACGTGTAATTATACGTTCATTTGATACGCCCAACATCTACCATGTGGAGGCATTGATTAAATATATGCAGCCAAAATTTGATGGTAAACTATTGAGCATATATGCAAACGCGGATGACCTAGCGCGTGACCGTCGAACCGTAGGCAAACCCGCGAAACTTATCCGCAAGTTTTGTGGCAATCCCAATGCGGATGACCTAGAGTCGTTTGCGGTTTGGTTCAACGATTGTGCATTGGCGAATGATGGTTTGACCGTCAAAACTTGCACCAAACCAGAAACATTCGAACGTATCTATAAGGCGGATATTCAAACGGGAACTGATGCGCGTTTGGGTAGTGACCGCAAGAGTCTTTCATCATCATGCATGAGATACGCGTTCAATCACCTACCGCATCATCCCGCGTGGATTTATGGTAGCGGCGATTTTACACTTGCATGGGTAGAGAATAGCGCGGGCAAAGTTTGCGCTCGCGTGGTCATATGCACCAGAACATCAACCAAAACTGGCCTCACATGTTTTGTCCGCGCGCCTATCTATACAAATTCAAATGCTGCAGCGGATATGTTGGAGGCATGGTGCGATGAGAAATTTCATCAGGCGTCCGATAAAGACAAAAAAACATGGGTAAACGCGCGTTTATTGCGGGTTGAGGTGAACGACGGTTTTCTTGCGCCATATTTTGACCGCGATGGTAGTGTGAAAGATACGGGTGAATATCTTGTGGTATCTAAACATGGTGAAATTGAACTTGCGTCCACACATGGGACGGTCAATACATATGAATATGCGTGTGCATGTTGTGGTGAGGGTTTGGGTGAGTATGACACATATCATCACGAAAATTATGATGACGTATGGTGCGAGTCTTGTTTCATGGATGAATTTTCATTTTGCAGCGAATGTCAAGAACCAGAGCGTAATGATGATACCCACGACATTGATGGTGAATGCGTGTGTAACCATTGCCTAGAATATTCTGGTAATTATGTAGTGACTCAAAATAACGATTGGGTTCACATTGATGATGCTATTTTTGACATTGATGGTGAGGCACACGGAGTCGGTGATGACACATGGTTTGAGTCTGATGTTGATAACGAGATATACAACACATGTGATGAGGCTAATTTGCCCACATGGTATCCCGATCGCATGACCATCTCGCAAGCAATGGAGTCTGGACACTGGAATCGCCAACACATGACTCACGTTCAATGGGTGCAGCGTAGGTTTGGCGCGTTCCGCGTACCACGTTCAACATGGACTCATGACTCGTCAATGGTAGGTGAGGGGACACATGTGACTCGTCATGTGGTGGTCTGGACGTTGAAAGAACACTTGGAATTTGACGGGTGCGAGATAGTAAACAATCAACTAGATTTATTCGCCGCATAACATCAACCAACATTGCAAACGATTGAACCCGCCTCGCGCGGGTTTTTTCTTGTCTTGTTTTACACTCAACCGTTTTGTCAGGCGATATGAGAGCCACTGAATAGGGGTAAATACGAGCTAGGGCTTGCGCCTGGCAACTTTTTTTGGCCATTGTATGGCGCTTATATTGGCTCTGTGAAGATATCGGTTTTCTTGAATGTTTAGCGGGTGTTAAATAGCGTTTGAAATTGAACGAGTGTTTCAAAACTTAAATAGGCATTTAATAAATTGCGTTTGGGAAACCTGCGATTCGCCTCGCCAAGTCAAGCAAAAATGTTTATCTCGTGCATTATTTTTGTATTACTGTTGCATTTTTACCACAGTATGACCAAAGTATACTCGAGCTATACTAAAGGATATACAATGGGGCCCCTATGGATTATTGACATACCGATTCGGGTAGGGAGGTATACCCCTATATCTATAACATAAGAAATTTAGTTCAGGTGTGACAACCTGACGCAGATACATCTGATCACATACCCTAGTGTGACATTTATGCAACTATTTTAGCACATACAGAAAAAATTTACTTTTGCTAGGAACATTATCCCGTTTTAGGTGCCTATATACTTATAGAACCCTTTAGCCCAGTCCCTTGTATAGGTCTGCTAGCTAAATAGATATAAGTATACCCCTTAGTATATATTATAGTTACCCTCCCCCTATCAACCACAGTAAACCTAGCCACACATCATGCGTAGACGTAACTGTGCCGATGATAGGGGGTTGTGGTTTTACCTAAAGAATTAAACTGATGCTACACGATCCTTTACCCTACAGTGAAGTTATTGCTAAGAATGTCCGTAAGGGCATCCGTAATGGTGTGTCCGTTAAAGACATCATGGCTTCTATACAGAAGTATCAATACGCACCTAGCTCATCTGCTACATTCTACAAGTTATACGGTGATGATATTGCTCAAGAGAGAGCAGAGATTGTAGGACAAGTGGGTGGTGTGGTTATTCAACAGGCTTTAGACGGTGATTTTAAAGCTGCAGAATTATTCCTACGGTCTAAGGGTGGTTGGTCACCCACGCAGACCAATGTTGAGATAGAAGCTAACTCAGACCCTGACGAAGATGCTTCCGCTATTGACTCCCTTATGACCCTACTCGGCAAGAACACAGATGCAAGCACAAGCGAAGATAACGGCTGAAGTTCTTAGAGGGCTACCTGACGAAGAGGTAGCTAAGTTATTATCTGATCTTGGCCCAAAGAAAGCGGAAGAGCTAAGACATGATTGGGGATTTTGGGCTAGACCTGAGCAACTGGAGCCTGATGGTACATGGAACACATGGGTCGCCTTGGCAGGACGTGGTTGGGGTAAGACTAGAGCAGGTGCAGAGTGGGTTCGCCATCGGATTAGAAGCGGTGACAAGATTGTACACTGTGTCGCCCCTACAAAAGGTGATGTCCGAAGAGTTATGGTTGAAGGTGACTCTGGTCTTCTAAATGTATGTTGGAGTGGTGATGAGACATATCGTGGTAAACACATTGGTTTCCCTGTTTGGTCTCCCACAAACAATAGCTTAACATGGGAGAACGGTAGTAAAGCCGTATTCTTCTCAGCAGAAGACCCAGAACGTCTTCGTGGCCCACAGGCTTACAGCGCATGGTGTGATGAGCTTTGTGCTTGGCGTAATGCTCAAGATACTTGGGACATGATGATGTTTGGTCTACGTCTAGGTAAACACCCTAAAGTGTTTGTGACCACTACCCCCAAGACTACAAAACTAATAAGAACAATCCTAGACGATGAAAAGACGACGATCAGTACAGGCAGTACGTATGATAATGCTGCTAATCTTGCTGACACTTTCCTTGATGCAGTCCGCAAAACCTATGAAGGTACACGTCTTGGTCGCCAAGAACTATATGCCGAAATACTTGACGAAGCATCGGGTGCTTTATGGAACAGAACTCTCTTAGCTAAATGCGAGATTGAGAAAGACGAAGTTCCCCAGCTTAGTCGTATCGTTATTTCCATCGACCCTGCTGTCACTGCTAATGCAGAATCAGACATGACAGGTATTGTCGTAGCAGGAATTGACGTAAATGGGATAGCCTATGTGCTAGAAGACCATACTGGTCGTTATACACCGCAACAATGGGCATCCAAAGCTATACAGCTATATAGAGATCACATGGCTGA